AATTCAAAGTTGTTATAATCTAGGATGGTTAATAGACGTTCTTCGGTTTCTTCATCCCGCTCTGTCTTTTCTTTATCCTTGTATACCATGAACTCGTAACCGTTTGATAAGATAAGGTCAACCATTTTTTCACTGATGAGTTGTGGTACCCCTGTGTGAACCTTGCGAAAGTTTGTGTCCGCTGTCGCCTTAGCCCAAAAGTAGTTTAAATCATCGCCGGTATACTCACCTATCTTATAGGAACTTAAATCCCGTTCATAGAGTTGTTTTAGCTCTACATCCAGGCCACCATACCATACGGAGTTGATGAGCATTTCTCTTGTGAAACGGTCTCTCAATCCTGCTACCCTGTCAGGTGCTTTGATAGAGTTGTACTCGTACTCGCTAACACCTTCTATTTTATTCAGGCTTCTTTTAAATAGTTTCATGCGTTCCTCCTATATGGCGTGTAACATTTCTTGTATAAATGGTGTGAGGCTATATTCAAAACTGTCTATCCTATCCTTATATATGTGCTTAGGGAATACCCTAATGTCTGTAACGTGCAAATTCTTATGATATAACGTGTTGTTAAACGCGTCGTATGTGTCGATCGTCTTATCGTTAAATATAATTCTGCCTTGATGGATAAATATTATCCCCCAGTCTACACGTTCCTTAATCGTGAACTTGTAAGAGTCTGCTATATTCATATTATACGTCCGATAAAGTAATGGCGCAAGGGAATTCTTCAGGATTTGTGCAGCGCTATCTATAAACGCTCCATATACCCTTGTCCCTAGTATCCTAAAGTATGGATCAAACCATCTCACGAATACTCCCCATATTTCGTCTACACCCGCTTTGTTTATTTCTACCTTATCTATTGCAACTGCTTTTTTATAGCCCGTTGTAAAGCCTGTGAGCGTGAATACAGTAAAGTCTGTTGAACCTACGTCGATGCCAATGGTGTATTTTTGAAACTGTAACGGACTATGTGGGTTGTTAAACGTGTCGCTAAACTTGACTAGGTTCTTTTCTTTCGTCAAATAACGTGCATATATCAATCCCTCTACGAAGCCTCTTATCCCGAGTATCTTCGAGTTGTGTTCGAATGATCCCACTGGATGCGTGTCGTTTAGCTCACGTATCATCTCGTCTGTCATCATCGGGTTGTCATCAAAGCCAAACCAGTAAAACCTAAAGCGCCCATCGGCCTCTTTTGTTTCTAGTTCCTTCATCGTTGGCTCTGGTATCTGCCATGCCCACTTTGGATTTGGTCTTCCTTTGTTTAAATAGTCTTGATATACCTTTTGATCGGGTAGCCCACCGTTGGATGTGGTAATGAGAAATCCGCCATCACGTGCTAGACGTGTGAATAACTCACTCACAAATTCATCATGCGCAGTTTGGATTTCATCTGCCCATATTCCATATAGCGTCATACCTAAGATTTGTTTGTATCGTGCCTTATCTCCAAACCCTGCAAAGTATATCCTTTTTAGCCCGTTTGGAGTGTGCCACTCTATTCTTGCTCCACCTTGTCCTTGCTTCTTGTAAAACATAACTTGATAGCGCTTGTTTCCCCTTCTAACGTACTTGTGCTTGTTATAGAACGATATAGGGTTGTCTATAATAACTCTTTCAAGGACGGGCGTTGTGTTGCCTATGATGGCAAACTGCGTGTGTTCCTTCGGTGAATGAAATACCTCTTTGTGAAACTTTCTATCCGCTGTAACGGATTTATGAGAGCCTGTCGTTCCTTCTAGTGAAATATACCTGCTTTCATCCTGAATGACATCGATGGCCTTTTCAGACAAGTATACTCCGTTGATTACCCTTGCAACTCTATTTATCATAAGCCTTCATGTCCTGCATCATTTCTTCTTCTGGGACAATACTATCTGCTATTGGCTCTCTTTGATTTAAGTGTTGTTTGCCTAACCATATTAACATTGATACGTTACCCTTCTCGGCTGCCCTGAATTGTAAACGTCTAAGCGACATCCTACCGTACTCGATACCCTTTTTATATATGCGAAGAAACTCATCATCTTTTTGTAACGTTCTTGTGCTTATTCCTAGAACGGATGATATTTCTTCTTGTGTGCATTGGATGGAGGCTAGTTTCTCCACCATATCATAGTCAATGACTTGTTTTGGTCTACCACCTGCCATGACTATTCACCACCAAATACTTGTTTATATCTGAGTGTTTCACCGTTTCTTAATACTGTGACATCTTCATCGTTGTTTTTAAATTGTACATAGCGGTTTACTATAACGTCTATATACTTTGGATCTAACTCCATCATGTAACATTGGCGGTCTAGTTGCTCTGCTGTAATAAGCGTTGATCCACTACCACCGAATAGGTCTAGCACGTTGTCGTTTCTATGTGAGGAGTTCTTTATAGCACGTCCTACTAGTTCAAGAGGTTTCATCGTTGGGTGTAGGTCGCTCTTAGATGGCCTGTCTACATCCCATACGTCGTTTTGCTTTCTATCTTCTAAAGGACATAATCTTGCTTCCCCATTCTTCCACCCATACCATATCGGTTCATACTTTGTGTGGTAATCTTTCCTTGATAGAACTAATCTGTCCTTATTCCATATAATCGTACTTGACCAGTGAAAGTCTGTTTCAAACAATGAGGACATTACGTTTGCCCATTCTTGAGCGGACATTACAACATAAACCATCGCGCCATCTTTGGATACATCATTCATACATCTAAATGCTGACACCATAAAGTCTTTGAAGGCCTCTGTACTCATGTAGTCGTTCATGATGGTTCTCGGCTTGTTTCCTTGTTCATTTCCCTCTTTAACTGCGCCATAGTTAACATTCCAGGGTGGATCAGTGAATATCATGTCCATAGATTGTTCGCCAACTAATCGCTTGACATCATCAATGACGGTACTGTCTCCACATAATAGTTTGTGTTTACCGAGACTCCATAAATCCCCCAGTCTGCTCTTTGCAACCTCTGGCGGTGTTGGATCGTACTCGTCATCTTCGATATCTTCTTTGTTATCTAAAAACTTGTTTAATTCCTTATCTGTAAAACCTGTTAAAAGTAAATCTATACCACCGAGTTCAATATCCTTTAGTTCTATCTCTAGGAGTTTAATATTAAACCCTGTGTTTAGCGTCAGTTTATTATGGGCGATGATGTAGGCTTTCTTTTGTGACTCGGTTAAATGTTCTAGTTTAATGCACTCTACTTCTTTGTACCCTAACTCCTGTAACGCTATTAAACGACCATGTCCTTCGATGATGACGTTTTTTTCATCAACGGCTATTGGATCATTGAACCCAAACTCCTTAATCGAAGCTTTGATTTGCTCAATCTGTTTCTTTGGGTGTTCTTTTGCGTTCTTTTCGTATGGAATAATCTCCGCAATGGGAATGGTTACTATCTTCATAACTTAATAATCCTCTCCCATGTTGCCTCGTTACCGAAGTGTCCGTACGATGAATACTTTGTATAATCGACGTTCTTTAAATCTAGCGTTTTAATGATGTCACCGACTTTAAATGAAAAGTTCTTTTCTATCACATCATATATAACATCCATTGGTACTTTATTTGTTCCGTACGTTTCCACGTTGATGGATACAGGATGTGGCATCCCAATCGCGTAGGATACTTGTATCTCAACGATGTCTGCGTAGTTATTTGCTACTAGGTTCTTAGCAACGTATCTGCACATATATGCAGCGCTTCTGTCAACTTTGGTGTAGTCCTTACCTGAAAATGCACCACCACCAACTCTAGCTCTTGAACCGTAGTTGTCAACGACTATCTTTCGTCCCGTTGTCCCTGCATCGGCATCAAACCATCCACTGACAAATCGTCCTGTAGGGTTTACTAATAATTCGAAATCATAATCGATGTTGTGTTTTAATTTGAAATAGGCAACGTCGTTCGCAATATCAACTCTTACATTGTCTATTGTGAGCTTGTCACTGTGTTGAATTGATATAAGCATTTTATCAATCCTATGCTCTGCATTTACCGTTACTTGCGTTTTAAAGTCTGAACCGTATATTGTCCCCACAGCGTTTTCATCCAGGAACAAGGCGATTTGTGTTGCCCAATAATGTTCAATCGGCATATAGTTCGGTGTTTCGTTAGTCGCATATCCATACATGACACCTTGATCACCAGCACCAATTTCCGACTGATTCACGCCCATAGCGATGTCGTTTGATTGTTGCCCGATGTTTAATATCACTTTCACTTCGTTGTAATACCCACATTTTAAGAGTGTCTTTCTTGCTATACTTTCAATATTAAGGATGGCGGACGTTGTCATCTCTCCTGTTATAAATACAATCCCCTTACCACCTGTTGTTTCAATCGCTACTCTACTGTCTTTATCCTGCTTCAATGCCTCCGTTAGGATTGCATCTCCAATCGCGTCACACATCTTATCTGGGTGACCTCTACCTACCATTTCGCTTGATAATAAGCGTTCATTCCTACGAGCCATAGTTAACTCACCTTTCCTATGTTTTATTTATCCGTTTAGGCTGCGTCCAGC